TTGTGCAGTTGTATTAAAACCCGTTTGTGTGTAAGACCTAAACCGTTGCCCGTATTTAGTTGTTGACGTCGCGTTAAAACTACTTAGTGTGGTGCCGCCACCTGACGAAGTGTATGTCACGTAGTTTGTAAGTTGGTTTTCGTCGTAACCAGTAACAAGTTCACCAATGGGCAGTTGTGTCCCTGAAACCGTTTTATCTTTGAAAAGAAAAGTTGTCCTGTTGGCGGCGTTTCGAGTCATTGTGTAATCAATAAGTTCGTAACCAAAATCAGGGTTAGTTAAAGTGATTGTTGTCGGAATAATCATTGCAGGTCCGACAGGGGTAATAATAAGTGAAATTGACGAATTGAGACTGTTGCCAATGCCCGTTGTATTGCATTCAACATCGTAATCGTTTGTTAACAATTTTGTTGTAACTGTGTAACCAGTATTAGTGCCGCCAAGGGTAGGCAGTTGTGCAGGGTTTGCAGATGTCAAGTTTTCATAAAATTCTTCAATAATTGCTGAAGCAGTATCAACACCAAAGGCGGTGCCTATTGTTGCGGAGCGACCGCCAGAAGTCAAAGCGTCAATAAACGAAATAGTGACATACGAGTTAATCCCGTTGTCGTCCAACGCAAACTGATCAACGATCCCGTGAAACAGTTTAAAACTGGTCGGCACACCGCCGACCGTTGTAGTGCCGTTAATAAGTACGGCCTGATTAAACCAGTCAACCGACCCATAAGTTCCACCGCCACCGGGTGTGAAAGACCCAGTGAAGTTCTTGATAAGCATTGAGCCTTTACTGATCCCGATCTCAGCCAACGAAACCTGCGTGTTCACATTGAACGACATGACCTCAGACGTGATGTCGTAAGACGCGCCAAGGTTGCCGATCGTGATCGTAAAAGCGGTCGTGATAGCCATTTAGAACCTTGCGCTTGTCGTGGTCTGTAATGGGATTGCACCGTTTTGTCGAGCATATTTTTGAATTGCTCGCACAACTGCGTCGGGGTCGCCGCCGTTAACATTGACAGTAATTGTTGCACCGCCACCCAAAGCGTGGTTTGGTGTGATGTTGCCCGCCGATGACGGTGTGAATAACTCTGCGCCCTGCTCACCAACAAGATAGGTGGTGCCGCCCATAACTGGACCGCCGAGGGCTTTCGGAGGCAACGTAGAAATGCCTGCAAGGCCAAGAGCGTCCGCTGGGCTGAGACCGCCATATTCGGCACCTCGGGCGATCCATTCAGCCAACTCGATAGCAGCTGCTGGACCCTGAGTTTTGAAACGAATCAAAATTTCTTTGGACGAAATGTCACTCATACCGCCAGAGATCGCCGCTAAGGCCGTAACAAAGTCAAGGGCTTTTTGTTCATAGGCGTCAATGTCGGCTTGCCTACCTGAACCAAACGCAAGTTTGGCGGCGGCTTCAAGTTCTGCAAGTTTAATTTTGGCTTGGTCTAACGCAACTTCTTGTTCAAGGTTGTCTGTTAAAACTTTCCAAGCGTTGTCGGCATTCATTAACGCAGTGCTCATACCGTCCACCGCGTTAGTAAACGGCAGAATGGCATCTAATCGGGCTTGCTTTATGGCTGTTTTAAAATTGTCCGTGTCCTCTCGAGCCAACACCATGTCGTCAGCAAAAACAGGGATCACTTCTTTTTCGTCTGAGAACAAATCAAACACAAAACCAGCAGCACTGCCTAATCCGTCTAATGCAGTACTAACAAGCGCAATAGGACTGCTGATTTTGCTTATGGCAGTTGTAAAAATTGAAACACCGGGCAAATCAGATATCCAACCGCGAACATCGTTGATTGACCCAAAGATTTTAGCAATATCGGTTAACATTGGAACTAAGGATTGGCCAAGGGATAGTTTGAGGTCCTCCATAGCATCATTTAAATCATCCATGGTGTCACGAAACTCTTTGGCTTTTTTGAGTTCTTCGGCACTAATGACTTTTGTATCCGAAACCTTGCCCAAGGCAGCATTAAGATCGTCGGCACCCATTTCAATAAGGGTTGACATTGACTGCCAGCCCTTGCCAAGCAGTTGGGCCGCAACTTTGGCTTTTTCCGCTGGGTCTTTAATGCCTTTGATTCGTTCAATAGTGTTTAAAAATGTTGCGTTGACGTCTAAAGAACCGTCAGCCAAATAAACAAGATCAACGCCAAGTTCACGCACTTTGTCTGGGTCTGCACCAATGGTTTTGTTGAGGCGACCGATAGCAGTCGAAACGGCGTCAATCGGAATTCCGATGTCGCCTGCAACTTCCATATATCGGGAGGCGTCTTCGATTGCTAAACCCGTTGAGGTAGCAAACTTTTCGGCACCTAACGCCAACTTTTGGAAAGCCTGAACGCCGTCCATGGCAAACTTGGCTAAAGCGACACCGCCAGCAACCGCAAAAGATGCGGCATTGGCGGCAACGGCATCTAAAGCAACTTTGGAACCAGCCTTAAATTTGCCCATGCCACCCTGAGCGTCACCGACGGCAGTTTTGAAATTACCAAAAGCGGCTTTAGCGGCCTTAATACCTGAGTCTGAGAACTCGGTGAGAATTGGAATGTTAATTGCCATTAGCGGTTCACCTTCATAAGTTCTTGATTCGCTTTAAAGATTACCTCTTTAATGACAGGCTCTAAAGCCTTCTGAAAATCTGGGATCGCTTTCTCTCCACCAGCCCAAACCATACGCGACGGACCGCGACCAAGGCTTGAAGTAAGGACGCCAGCAAAGTTTGGACGCGCACGCGGACCACTACGACTTCTATTGCCACTTTTGCCAGCCATGTCAGCGATCGCGAGAGCCGCGCCTTTTGTGCCGACAGTGATCGTTCCGATTGTCTCATATTGAGCGCCCAAAGCAATGTTGCGTTTGCGTGCTTTTCGAGTGTTGGTCTTGACAACGACGTTTTTTGTCTGACCGTTTTTCCACCCGGTACGCCACTGCCCATCCATGCCCCGAGTCGGTGACGACGACGGCACTAATGGCGTGATCGCGTCAACGACGACCTTGCCAAGTTCACGAATCTGCTTGCCGTAAGCACGACGCAATTTAGGGTCTATGGAATTGATCGTTCGCAACGCCTCTTTCAGGCCAGTTGGTTTGAGATCAATTCCAAGACTCATCGTTTGTGTTTCGCTTTCTCGTTTTCCTCAACCAGCAAGCGAACCATCTCATCCACAACCGACGCTGGACACTCCATCAAATCCAATGGACTGATGCCTGTCCTAATTGCCAGCTGCGCTATGAGGTTGACTGCGCGTCCTGCTTGGGTTTCTCTTTTGGGACGAACGTGATGTCCCCTACTTTTTCAACCCACTTGGGGAACAGTTCCACGATTACGCCACTCGAGCGCACCGCGTCCCATGCCAACCAAGCCAAAGCCTTGAATTTCATGTTTTCTAGAAACTGCCCGACGGATAACTGTGGGTGATGATCCTCCCACCTGCACGCCACACCATAAGTAATTGGTGCCTCGTGTGTTTCTCCGTCGAGCATCTCTACTCGTAACGTCATACCAATCATGTCGGGGTCCTTTGGTTGTGTTGGTTAGATCAGGCTACGGCGCGGACCCAAGTGCCACCAGTGCCCGTAACGGTCATGGTGTCAAGGGAGCCGACGGTGCTTGAAATCGGCATAAACGACGAGATCATCATGTTAGAAATCGTATAAATCGGATTGCCGGGTGCAGCGACACCGCTATCTGGTGCCACGATGACGGTGGTGTCACCGTCGCCAACAACATCTGACAAATACTTTTCCACTGAGGTTGCGCCGTACTCAAGAAGCACAGTTGCCGAAACGCTGACCGTTTGAAGGCCAGCGACAAACTTGTGTCCAGTGGCTCCCATGACGGTTGCCTCAAGCGAGTCAAAGCCTGCTTCGAGGGTGATAGATGAACAGTTGAGTGAAATGTTGTTTGCGCCAATGGTGATTTGTCCACTGCCTTGGTAAACGATTGCCATGATGTTTTTCCTTTGTTAGTTAGCGGGTCGCTGTAAGTTTGATAGTGAGGTCGTAACAGGGGAGGTCTTGCGACCCGATCGTTGCGATGGATGGTTGTCCCGAGATGACTGCAATGTCTGACCCGAGAATTTGATCGGCGACGCCGAGTATGTAGTCGCTGGAGTCTTGGTTGCCGGGTGGCGATCCAAGGATTCGAATAGTGATTGTGACGTCACTGACTTTGGATGTTGGGTTTGCACCAAACGATTCAAACGACGGCAACTCAATGAACACTGTGAGCGGTCGTGCGTTGCGTGGATCGGTGACAGGTTTGAGTCCAAGGGCCGTGAGCGATGCTGAGACCGCGTTGATTGCGTCCGTGAAAATGCCAGCCATGTTAAGCGCACTGCGATCTCTTAACGCCAAGCAACTGGTTAACTCGTCCAAGTGTCATCAACGGTGGTCCGCTCATGTCTTGGAACGATGCGTAACTGTCTCCAGTGGTCCCGCGTTCACGGTAAAGACCTGCGGCGTAAAGCGTGGTTCCCAATAGCACTGAGCCATCAGGGACAGTGGTGAGACTGTCGTGGTAACCAGCCTGCACGCGACGCCTGAAACACCAAGCGTTGGCGGCCGCAACACAAGTGGTGAGGTAAGCGGTGTCATTGGCCGTTGCGCTGGAAATTCCCAAGAATTCCTGTGTATTTCCGACGGTTGTCCAACTGCACGTCTGGGTCCAAGTTACGGTTCCAGTCGCTGAAGTTCGCGAATAGTTATCGAAGTTTGATTTGACAAGTAGTTGATTCGTGATGGTGACTTCGTAATCAAATATGAAATCACCTTCAACACTGACACCAACAAACCCAAAAGTAGGGACAGCCTGAACGATGTAAGTCGCATCAAAATTGTTTCCTACTCCTGCAACGATGATCGTTTGACCGATCGTGATGTCGGTTGCCTCGAGAGTCTGGATCACGGCGTAGTCGTCTACACGCTGTGCATGCGTGACGGTGAATACGGCCATGATCCAGTTCCTCTCTTAGTTTTCGTCTATCAGACGAAATCGGCCTTAATGGCAAGTTCTGGGGAAACAACTTTACTTGCCCAGTACCCGCGCACTGCGATCTGCCTGCTGAGTTGTGAGGGCTGTTCCACGGAAATCAGGCCCTTATTCAATTCAAACGATTCAAGGGCACGCGGATCAAGGATGGTCATGCCAGCCGAGGTCAAGTTGCGGTCAACCACGACGCGCAAACCGAAAGCAAACGCACCCTGTGTTGAAGCAACATTAAGTGAACCGTATGCGTTCATTGGGCCCACCTGTGGAAATAACGGTCTGTCCGCTGTATCCGAAAGAGAGCCCATCAATTTCCAGACATTTGGAGACACAGCCAGCACGGAAGGCAAGTTGCCATTCGAGCCAGTCAAGATGTCTGCGGCGGCGGTGTACATCCACTCAACCCAGTAAGCCGGGTCAGCAAGTGAAGCGTTTGCAAAGTTGTTGCTATTGGTGACGCCAGTCTGCAATTCCGAACAAGCAAGCAAGTCGGTGCGGTCCATGTAGACGCGCATCATGTCGTCAAGCAACGGTCCAAGTGCTTCAGGCTGTGACCAGTCAATTGCGGCTTCGCTGATTTCAACATAGCCACCCTGAATTGTCTTGGTGATCTGCACGTCATTGATTTCGAATTGTGACGCTGTGATCGTGGTGTTCTGTGAGGCGGTGCCCACTGAATTATGGACGGAGACCACAGGTCTGATGAAAACGGAGCCTCCCTGCGGCATGGGGCGCAATGTGGTTGCATCCACAAGAGGACGCGAGCCAACAAACGTGTTCACCACATTTTGAATGATGGGGGTCGGAATCACACCGGGCAAATCAGGCGTGGTCACGTTCGGTGCGGCGGCGCGGATGTTTTCGTTGAGTTGTGCAAAATCACTACCACCGCGTACGAATGCTGAGATGTATTCGCTTACGGACGGCAATTTGAATTCGCGCTTGGCGGTTGCATAGATCGGTTGAGTCGCGATTGCGGCTTCAACGCTTGTTGGTTCTGACATGGTTTCATCCTCCTCGGATGGTGTTGGTGGGGTTGTTTCTGTTGGGATTTCTGTTTCGTCGGGTTCGTCGGCTTGGGCAACTAGGTCGCGTATTTCTGCGCCCGAAAACGCTGGAACGGCGACCAAAGACAATTCAACTAGCGAAGCGCGGGTGACGACGGTTGCTTTCAGTTCTTTGTCGTAGTACGACTCCTGAACCTCTGCGCCTACGGACACCGCATCGTAAGCACCCGAGCGGATCAATTCTACGGCGTCCGCGCTGGCCCTCGTCCGGGCAAACGTTGCAGTGAAGCCAAGTCCCTCATCCATATCGGC